GTCGTACTCTTCTATTATAATTAACAGGATATACATTTCTATCTACCTCTTCATTATAATTATTTATACTACTACTACTTTCAATTACTGGTAATTGTGAATTTCTGTTTCTTATAAATCTACGACATATAGGACAATTTGTATTTGTTGATAACCATCTATTAATACAAATATTATGAAATGAATGAGAACATATTAATACCTGTCTATCAGTTTGAGTTATTTCTTCAAGACATATCGTACATGTTTCACAATCATTACTTTTATTTTCATCATTTCTTGTATAATTAACATTAAAATTAAATTCATTCGGTCTTGATACTGGTGATAAGGTAGGTGATGCACTACAAGGCATGTTTCTATCATATATATTTGCTCTTCTTGCTAATCTAGCCTGTGCGATAGACATCATCTTTACTAAATCAATTAGACTAAATTCATATTCAGCATTAAATGATCTCTCAAACAATTCTCCTTTTGCGGTTGTATTTGTAAAACTATCTATGCAAAAATAATAATTACCCTTAGGAAGCCACTGACCGTTTACATCAAAAATATTATTATTTGCACTAATTGTTGTTTTTATTCTATTATTCATAAGTATATTAATAAAATATAATATTATATTTTTATATTTACTTCTTTCATATATCTGGTTAAATAAAATAACATTTTTTTTATAAATTTTGTATTATCTTCCATCAATGCGACTTCTAATATATCATTATCATATTCATCAAAATATTTTTCAGATAATATGGTTTGAATGAATTTATTTTTATATTTACTACTATAATTAATAAATGCTGACTTAATAAATAGTGATATTTTACCACAATTAATTAAAGTCTCTCCGGAATTTATAGTAATTTCTCCCCAATCAGTAAATATTTTTTGTGACTTATTATAATATTCTCCTATATGATGAAATATAATTTGTGGGTAAGCAAAACACACACCATAATTATCACCGGATTGTAGATTCGAATCATAATATGTATATTTATCACTGTCGTCCCAGTAAATATTAATATCTTCTTTATACCAACCTCCTTCATTATTCCAAAATTCTACTAGATTTTCTATTAATAATAATTCAAAAGGAATATCATATTTCACATTATATGTCCTAGATCTACTTACAATTCTTTTAAATATTATTGCATCTTTTAGATCACGACCATGTGAATTTATGTAAAATGCTTCATAATTGTTATTAATATTACTTGGCTTTATAAACATACACGTACTATGTGTTGAATATTCCAAACATTTTCCTTTTTTATCTTTTCCTTCAACCACACAATACTCTTTAAAGATAAACATAATAAATATTTTTTTTTTCATTGAAATACAATATTTAATATTTTCGGAGAGATACTCATTATTAAATACATATTTTCCACAAGAACTATCAAATCTTCCACACTCAATTTCTTTTAATTTATTTTTATTAATAACATTGCTACGTTTTCTTGGTAATATATTATTTAAACTAATAGGTACTTGTAAAATAATAAGATCATCTTTTATCTTATTGCAGAATATAGAATCTTTTAAAATATTGCATTTTTTATGAATATTTGTATCTAACTCAACAGAATTTAATTTCATTTTCTGCACTTCATGTAAAATATTATTAAATTTGTATTTGTTTGATTTATACGGTAATTCATTAACTAATTGTGATAATGTTTGAAACATTATTATAATTATAAGTAAACTAGTATATTTCAATATGTAAATTAATTATTTTCAATTTATTTTATAGAGCAATTTTGCAGTAATCCATTTTTAGTCCGTATACCACATTTAATTAGTCCAAATAAGTTTTTTTTATAGAAAGGATGAGTATCTTTATATAATGTAGTTGGGTATCTACCATTTACTTTATTATTTGATAATTTATTTGTAAATCGTTGTTGGCTTTTTATTAATGTTTGATATTTAAGTCTATTAATTCTTGAACCTCCAGATGTTGCACCATCAGAATAAAATTTTCCATTACTTTTTTTATCTGTAGTTATACAATTTCTTCTACTATAATATTGTGCAGATGTGTAATTATAACTACTATCAACTATACCTTTCGTATTTTGTTTTGATGATATGACGTTATTATACCCACATAATTTACCAATATTTGAATTATCTTTTCTGAATGCTCCACATGTCTTTGCATAATTATCTTTATAAATAGTTTTCATAGGCTGACTTTTTACAATAATATCGTCACAATAATTTTGATAATCAATATTTGTAAAATTAAAATTAGATGTATTTATTGAATCAAATTCAACTAATAAATAATCAATATCTTTATTTATTGAGTTATTATTATTAATTGTAATTTTTGTTTGTTCGTAAGGAAAACTAATATTAGGTGGTGTACTTATATTTCCAATATAAAAAAGAGTCATATCGTATTTTTCAACAGACTGAACGTAATAAATCTTTCCAGACCATATATTACCATTATCTTCTAATTTTATGTTATCTCCTATATTAATACTAACATTATTATCAATTAATCCAATAAAACCTTTATTTAAAATTTTATTGTTATTTGCATTTAACATAAAATAATTATATTTAACATTTTCTAAACTATTAATAAGTAATTCATTCTTTACATTATCATCAACTATAAAAGCATAATCAACAATAATATCTGGATTTTTACTATTGTAATATCTTAAATACCATCCATTTAATGTTATCATATTTGTTGGCTTTATTTTATAATAACCAAGTACATAATTTTCATTAGTCGCTTTTCTAAATTTTTTCTTATATATAATATTAAACTTACCATCATTAATTTCTATATTTTTATTAATTATCTCATACTCTCCTGAAAAATCAATCGCTTTATTAAAGTAATCAATACCTACTTGTTTAAATAAATTCGAAAGTTTTTCATTAGTTATATTTAATGTTAATGATGTAATATTTGTCTTTTTGATACAATTTTCTGTAACTAATTGCTTTCTATATCCTTTTAAAGGATTTAAAGGCACTGATGATGTTTTACAATATGTACTAAACTTTTTTTCTCTTACTGAAAATGCAGTTATATGTTTATAATCAGGTTCTATATTTATATTAATATCTTGTGTTGTAAATGAACCTGCATCATTCCATGTTAATTTTTCTGCATCCAATATAGTTTTTATAAATGGTAATCCTATACCATTTAAATATAATACTCCACAAATATTATTTACACTTGATGTTTGCAAAGACCCAATTATACCTTGATTATAGTAAGCTTCAGCAAATGATTTAATACTTGTATATGTTGTATCGAACTGTATTGGAACTATAACCCATGTAACCTGATTTGTATTATATAGCAAAAATATTACATGATTTTTATTATCAGTATCTTTTACAAAATTTTTAGAATAATAAATATTTTTTTTTAAATTTACATATTTACCATTAAAAGATGAAGCATTTAGTATTTTGTTACTTCCAAAGATGCTACTAGAACAACCTTCATCTAATATAAAATTATAATTTGATACTTTAATTGTTAATTCACCATCTAAAACATAATTATCATATTCAGTTATAATTTCCTCTTCTGTGTAAAATCTTTTGCAACCTTTATGATTATTTAATTTACTATATTTTTTACTAAGAAGGTAATTATTTTTCATTGTATAATAATTTTGTTTAGATGTAGCATTATATGTATTATAAATTATATTTCCTTCATTATCATACATTCTTGTTCTTCTTCTTTTTGCTCTTAACATTTATATTTACATTAAACATAGAAAATAGAAATGTTAATTAATTACAATTGGTATTACATGTATCACGATATCCAACTACACGTAAATTTTTAGCGGTTGATCTCTGTCTAGGAAATGTTCTTTGATAAACACCTATTGTACCAGAAGTATGAGGTCTCCAATTATCATTACCGCTCATATTTCTAGTTGATCTTCCTTTATTTGTTAACTGTGGGATACCTAAAGGTAAAGGGCGATTTCTAATATAAGAAATATTTCTATTACCCCATACTCTTTCTCTATGATTTTTATTATATATCCAACCTGTAAATCTAGGTCTACCAGCAAAATATTTTCCATTTGGTATCTTTTCGCAATCGACTGTAATACATCTTTCACCTTTTTCACATTTGCTATTAGCACTTCTTATAGTATCTAATTTAAGACGCTCTAATCTACTTCCAGATGATACTGCACCCTGTTTTTTAAAAGTTTTATTATTTGGCTTCCATATAGTTTTCGAAAATTTTGGCTTTATTTGTTTATCATCACAATTTAAACACGCATCTCCGCTGCTCTTATAGAAATCCTTAGGACAACTTTCGTATTTTTCATTAACTGGATCCCATTTGCGATTAATTTCTAAACTACGTTCATATGTATTCATTGCACGATTCTTATTATATTCATTATAACTAAATGAATACTTACGCTCACATTTCTTATTACAATCTTTATTACATGTTAATTGTTTTTTAGGTTGCATACCTGATCTTATACGTTTATCGTAACATACTCCATCTATAAGACAAGATTTAACAGATGGATCTTTATACACATCGTTTGTAACTGTTTTACATTGTTTATAAATTTCTTTTATTTCGACATACTTAACGTACTGTACTCTTACACCTGCACTATTTAAAAATGTACCTATATTTTGTATATTAATAAATCTTAAAAATTCTTTTAATTTTTTATTACAATCTCCTAATTTTATTTTAATTACAATATCACTATTACTTGTAGAATTTACTGAACCATAAAAACTACCATCTAATAAATAAAGATCTTGACCTACTGTAACATTTAGACTATTAATACCATTATTATCTACAATTATAAAACGCATTAAACAATATTCAGTACACATTTGCATCATTGTTGGATCACAACATTCAAGTGTTTTTCTATATCCTGCAATTGGCGCACGGTATGGCTTACCTCTTCTACTTGAACCAAGAACACTATAATTTTCGTGTTCTATTTTAACTTCATTGCTTAAAATATTATAATTACCTCCAGATGGTGGAGAAAAACTAATAACATTAACATTACTCATATCAATTACACATGAACCTGATAATGATTTAATAACTAATCTTACTGAAATTGGGAAACTACCAGAACAATCACAATCGGCTAAAGGAATACAACTATTTGAATATGGGAAGAAGAAATCCTCAATAATTCCAACCAAATTACCATTTGTTTTAACTTTAGTTCCGGGCATAATATTTTTTCCATTATTGAATTTACTTGAAGAATTCCATGTATTTTGAGAAATATCAGAAATTAATATGTAATTAAAACAACATTGGGTACCACAACCTGCAATGGTACAATTACATTTCTTTACAGAATCTCCTATTTTCTTATGATTTGTATCAAACCTAGGATTATGATTTCTGTATTTATTTACTAATCCAGTAGAATTCATGGTATTATATATAATTGAACCGTCCTCATTATATTTTCGTGTTCTTCTCATTTTCATATTAAAGCTACTCATTTATATTATAAAAAGAAAAAATAGGAAGGATATATAATGAATATATTTGTAATTATTTTACTTATTCTGTTTTCATACATCATTCTTTGTAATATTTTTAATTCTTTAACATTTAGAGAAAATATGATGAATCAAGATACAATTTCAGAAAATATAGGAGAGAATAAAGGTAAAATAAATAAATTAGATGATGATTTTACCAAAACACTGCAACGTTCTAAAACATTATATGATAAATTAAACGCTGCAAAGAACCAGTCAAGTTTAAATGAAGATGCAAAGTCACACCCATCTATTCAAAGCTTGAATCTTAAACCAAAAAAAATAGATAATACATGTGAAGATTTTCAAGTTATGAATGAATCTATTTATAATAATTTAAATAAAAAACATATTAATAATAAAATTAAACTCTCAACAATAGATTCAATAATTACACAAATTAATCAACAAATCACAAAAATCAAAAATAAATTATAATAAATATATAAGATGTATTATATAATTATAATATTAATTGTATTATTTTTATCTCTTATTTTAAATCACTTATTTAATAATTATAAAAATAATACATTTGAAGGTTTAACAAATAAAGTTACTGAATCTGATATTAATAATTTATTTCTCTCCACCGATAAATTAAAATCTTTAATAAAAGATTACCAAAATAAAAATATTTCATTAAATAAAACATTAGACAATCTTGAAAAAAAAATTAATTGTAAAAATGCAAAAAATAATTCTTACAGCGATGCAACTAAAACAAAGCATACTGAACTTAAAAATAAACAAAATAACGCTCAAAATTTTTCAATGAAAGGGTTTTAATCAGGAATCTCTTCATTTTCATCCACATCTTCAATAGTTAAGGGTACATATTCATTAAGAGGATTTAATTGAAAAGAGTTAATTACACCCTCTCCAAGAATTTCATTCATAGAATTCAATAATTTATTATGATTTTCAATAAATGCCGTCATTATAGATATATGAAATGATACAAAAAGTGGACTCCAAAAACTAAGAATACCTGGAGATTTTGTTAATTCTGATATAAGAATTAATATTAAAAAATTAAATGAATATATAAAAGTTATTATATTTTGAATCGCCATCTTGTAAAAATAATGTTTTTTCCTATGAATTTTATAATAAGACATTAAATTAATAATTGTATAAAATGCAACATTTAAAATAAATGATACTAGTCCTTGATAGTAAATCCAAATAAACCATTTATCATTATTCTCATGAAAGCTAATATTCATATATTCAAGATTCAAATCTTTAAAACTTTTAAAATTTAACTTTGAATCTATAATATATGCTACATGACCTAGTACAAATGTAATAAATAATGAGAAGAAGAATTCAAAAAATGACGAAGTATAATACATTTTTTTGATAAAAAATGTTTCCTTATTTCCCTCATATGTAATTATATATCTGAATAGACATATTTCACACTGATTCCTACTATTTGGATTTACATTTTGATTTCTCCATTCTTGTAAACATTTTGAATGGACCCACTGAGATGAACCGTTACAATTACATGGGCTAATTAAATCATTTACATCTCCCGATTCTAAACATATTCTACATTCATTCATATATACAAATATATTATTATAAATTATATATATAAACAATGAGTAATAATTCATCATTTTTTAAAAAAGCAGCACAAGATCCATCATCATTAGGAAAAGATTTTACTGGTCCAAATTATATTTATAGTAAGTGGATTAAAACACCTACTGAATTAGGAATGAGTGATGGAGGCTCTCTTTCAGATTTTGCTGATAATGTTTCAGGTATTATGAATTATGTAACCATATTATCAGAAGGTGGTGGCCCTGCATCTAAGGCATCTGGTAAAAATTTAGGAAATAGATATTTTTTAAACACAGGGGCTAATTGCACTGATGATAAAGGGAATTCCGTAAAAAGAAGTTTATATATAGATAATGTACCAAATGGTGATGACCCTACATTAAAAGAAATGGGAATAGGAGATGAATCATTAAATGGATTAATACCTGGTTTATTAGGTGATGTTATGAAAATGAACCCCGCTGCAATATTTGGCGCTTTTATGCAAGGAAGTAACCCTAAATGTAGCAATATTCATATGAAAACTATAGATGTAAATAATAGTGAAGGAACAGGTTCTGGATTTGTATTAGATAGTGAAATAAAATCTATCAATCCATGTTCTTTTGTTTCTGGTAAAAATCCACTAACAAATGAAAGTTGCTCTACAAAAGAATCTTTTATTAATGCAAATAAACAAATGCAGAAATTAAAGAATAATATTAAAATTTTAACTTTAAAAGAAAAACCACTTGCAAATATTTACACAGCTGCGCTCGGTGGTCTCATGGTTTACATTATTTATCGTTTATTTAATAAAAAGTAATCAATAATTTATTTTAGGAAAAGCAAGATAGTTTAAAAATGGAAATATAAATTCTAAAATATAAATTATAAAATATGAAAATACTAACATTTGAATTATTGTAATCCATGGATATAATGAATATTTTGATTTAGCACCTCCTATTTTAAATCTAGCAGGTGCTAAAGCTGCACTTGACTTTGATATCTGAGTAGGACCTCTCATAATCTGTGATTGCATTGTTTTACTTAGAGGATTTTTGACTTTTTTTACCTTAGATTCCAATCTTGCAGCTTCTTTTTTAGCATTTTCAATACTTTTTGTTGTTGAATTTGTTAAATACATAAATCCGTCTTTAATACGGTTTGTTATCTCAGGTATATGAAATGCATTAAATACTAACATAATGCATGATAATATAAATATAGGCCAATACAAATACATTAATCCAGACTTGATTGTTTCAGCCCAATTTGTATTATTATTATAATACGTACTCATTCTATTAGCAATTGCATTTTTTGACTGTTCTCTTTCAATATTCATTTTATCTTCTTCAATATTACTTTTATAATAGTAAATTAGGTCATTTAATCTTTTTTTATATAATACTTGTGATTGCAACATCCCTAGATTTTTACCAATATTGGATATATCACTACTAAATTCTTTTACTAAACTATCTATAATTGTATTTGCTTTATTAAGAGCTTTATTATTTTGAATATTGTTATAATATGCAGATCCTTTTGTAGTTGTAGGTATACCTAATGCTTGTTTTTTTACTTTTTCTCTTTCATCATTTAGTTTTTTTGTTGCAAGTTTAAAGGCATTAAATGTTGAAGCTAATTGATCGGAACAATTTAATAATTTATCTAAATCTTTTTTTGTAAATTTTGGAGTATTATCCGACATTTTTAGTTGTATAATACTTAGAAATTAATTAAAAGGAGCAAAACCCTCTGATGCTTGCGAACCTTTTTGTTTACCCATTGCTGATGTAGCTTTACTAACATCTTTATCCACATTTTTTTTTACATCACTGTATGCTTTCTCAGCATCTGTTTTAGCTTTATTATAATATTTATCTGCTTGATTATAAGCAGAATCTGCTTCCTCCTTTGCGTAATTATACCCACGTTCAAAAAATTTCTTATCTACGTCCCAAACACTAGGAACATGAGTTCCCTTATTTGTATCAAGACTCCATTCAAACTGATTCCAATTCATAGGACTTCTTGAATAATTATCTATAATTTTACGAATAATAAGAACAGCACACACAGCAATAGATAAGACAATAATAGCATTCCCTAACATAGACATTCCTAGTTTATTAAGATAAACACCACCAAGAATAAATAAACTACAGAATGCAATTGTTCTAAAAATAGTAGCATGAGAACGATATCTCTGATATTCATAATTAGTTATCTCTACAAGTCTATGTTTGCTATTTTTGGCGTTAATTAACTCTTCAGTTTTTGATTCAATATCTTTAAGTTGATCTTCTGCAATTAAAACCATTGAAAGTTGATCTTGTAAAGCACGTCTATCCCCTGATAAAGAACATTGAGATGTAGATGCTACATAATTTAATTGTTCTAAAAGTCTAATACGAGCATCTTGTATAGGCTTAAGTTGATCCATTAATTGTTTTAATCTACTCATATCTTTAACTTTACCATCATTACCAACTTGAGCTTGCATTTTATTTAAAAGGTCTTTTTCAGTTTTTTGTAAAGATTCAATATCTGAAATTATTTTAGGTCGGCCTTTTGAATCACCTCCAAAAGGCATTAACGCGGCACATTGATTTGCAAGTGTGGGTACTTTAGGTTTAACAATTGCGGCTGGTGCGTCTTGGGATCCAGTTGACTCAGATGGTCTAGGAAGAGCATTTTTATTTGTTGTTCCATCATTATTATAGCAGGGTTGCAATGCAGTACCATTTTGATCGTATTTTGTATCATTTCCAAGACTACATTTTACTGCTGGATGTACACAAATATTCTGTGATTTATCTAAAGTGTAAAATCCATTTCCATTTGTACTAGGACAACTATTCTTTACTGATGACATAATATATATATTATGATATCATAAAAAATTAATCTAATTTTTGATATTCCTGATAACTACTAACATTCCAGAAATTGCTAAAGCAAACCACAAATAATAACTTAAATTAGCACTATCTTTTTTATTAGATATATCACGTAACATTCCATTTAATAATTCAGTTCTACTTTCATTTTTTTGAAATGTATTATATGTTTTCTGATATTTTTTCAAATTTTTAAGTAATCTTCTGCCTGCTTCAGATTGTTTTAATTGAGTTTTAATTTTTGCATTGTTTGATTTTTTTATAATTTTCGCCATAATTTCAGTTTTTGTACCTAATATTATCTCTAGTGCTCTTAATGCTAATATTTCAATATATAAATTAGGATATTTACTATCAGCACATGAATTAACTAATTGAGAAGGCGTTGCTAACTTTTTGTATCCTACAGGAATCTGTGCTCCCATTCCATTATCTTCTACTTGTTTGGGACCCACATATTCTTTATTACCTCCAGATGGTAAAGGGTTAACACATACCCGACCTTTATTTGCAACTGATGGTGCAGGATATGGAGTTCCAAAAATATCGACATCATCTGCTACTTGTTCCCAAAAAGGCAAACGAGAACGATCTTTATATGCACCACATTCTTTCATTTCTTTAACATTTCCAACTTGTTTCATTCCACTAGGACAATCTTTAGGTTCACTACCTTCAACACCACAGTTTAACCACGGTTGTGGTGTTTGAGAATTCATGGGTGGACTTAAATTAAAAGCACCAACACCAACTGTTCCTGGTATAGCTTCCATTGTTGGTTTCCAAACAGATGAATCATGATAAAATAAATTATCCTTTCCTTTATTTTTAATATTTTCAGGATAACACATATCATTACAGGTAATATTTGGATGACCTTCATCCATATAAATTTTACTTCCATCCGTACATTCGCAATATCCTGCACCTCCAATATTTGAATCACTGCTTCTTTTACCAGGAATCATTATATCACACCCCATTCTAGAATTATTTTTATCATCACTTGTTCCAACATCTGAATTATTATTCAAGTTAAATGTTTTTCCAATTAATTTATTATCTTGACGATTACCATTTTTATCTACTATCCATTTATCGCCAAAATAACCCGAACGACCTTCCATTGTATTGGTCCATGATTTACAATATTGTTGATGACCTGCAAAACTTCCTTGATTATCTTTATTTATTCCTGCTTCACAAACGGAAGTAAAAATATCCCTCCATTGAGATTCTAACTTTTCCATAGTCTCTGTTAAATTATCAGGACCTAAATCAGCTTTTTGCATTTGTAATATTAAAGGATCATTCGGCATTGTTTTAAGAATTTTAGAAAAAGCATCTGTTGCCTTATTCATTTCTGCTCTTACTCCATTTGGATTTACGTTATTAATTTGAGATACACTTTTTGCATCTTCCTGTGCTCCTTTACCTGTAAACCATGAATCACCTGGTAACTGAGGATTACTTGATAATTTTTTATTTACCATTTTTTTAAAATCGTTTATTTTATTACCATCTTTAAATTTATATCCGGCTGGACCGTAATCTCCCATCTGTGCCTGATCGAAAAATCCTTTATCTTTATAAATATTTTGTGATCTCCCAGATACACTAGAAATAGTATGTGCTTCTGGTGATCCAGTAAATCCTTCTTTTGAATGATAATATATCAAATTTTTATTAACATGTTTGGATTTAATTTTCTTTGTAGGTGTAACTATTTCCTCAAACTTTGGTGCTCCTGGTAAAGTTTTTAAAAATACAGCCATCTTTTGTTTGTCTTTTAATGATAGATCATCAAAATTCTCTTTTAATTTGCATGTTTTTTTATACATTTCATATAATGCTAATCCTGTAATTGTTTCATTTCCTACTATAAAACTCATAGCCATTAAAGATTCAATCTCACTTTCACCCAATGTTATAGCCCAAGTAAATGCCTCTGCAAATGCTTCTGCATCAAATATTGTACCAAACATTGAACTAGAAGCTAATGAAATTGCACTCATTGCCTCACTTGCGGCAACTGCTCCCTCTACTAAAACAGAATCTGCTGCGCTTAATATAGCAGATAAATCTTCCGCAGCACTTACAGCTATAGTTGCAAAATCAAACGCTTCCTCTGATAATAATGCAATACCTGCTATTTCAGGTCCTAATAATGCAACAGCTGCTAATATCCCTGCAACAGCAACTACAGAACCTAATACCTCTAAAACAGATAAAAATCCTGCGGGTGGCGGTGCAGGACCTCTATAACTTGCTCCAGCCGATATGTATTTACCACTAGTGCAACCATAAATACATGCTGTTAATAAATCTCGATCTTTATGTTTATTACAAGTATCTAAACACTGTTGATATAAACCTTTATTATTATCAATCTGACTAAGAAGATCCGAATATTTTCCATTCCACTGTTGTAAGGTTTTTTCAAATGAATTTTGAAGACTAACTAATTGTTTGATTTCATCATTATTTTTTTCTTTAACAGGTAATTGTAAACTTTCATCTAAACCCATATTATCAAATCCTTCTACTTTATTATTACGTTTTCTAATGCTTTTTATCATTTTATTTTTAGTAATTAAATATTTTTTTCCTTGTGTTAACTCAACACCAAAGCTTATTTTATTTTTTGATGAATAATTATTTATAATTTCATTATCATCTTGAATACTTGAGAAACTCATTTTTATTTATATATTATAGATAAAAAAGAATTAACTTACTTACTAAGTTGTCTTACTGCAATTATACCTAAAGTAGTGGCACATAAGAACCATACCATGTAGTTAATATAACTACTATCTAATTCATTTCTACCATCAGCTATTCTTCCATCAAGATCATTTTGTTTTTGCAATAATGAATTCAATTGTTGCTTTCTACTTTTAAGCATCATCATTTGTTTGTGTAATTTTTGACTCTCAACTTCCATATCTTTTTCAACATTATTATTAACATTGTTTGCTTTATATGCATTCTGTGTGATTTGTTCTGCTTTTTCCATTATTTGCTTATCTAAATTTTCGATTTCAGATTTTAATTTATTAATAGTAGCTTTTCCTTTTTGTCCTATAATTAATTTATTCATTTGAGATTGTTTAAGTTTCATTTTATTAATCAATGAATTGTAAATACCTTCTTCTTTTGCTAACTTTGAAACTTCTTTTTTATCTAAATCATCTAAAGATTTTGTAAAATCAACATCCATATTTTTCATTGATTCTGTTATTGAACCTAATCCATCTCCAGTTGTTTGACTCATTAAATCTAAATTATTATATGTTGGTTTAATTATAATATTTTGCATAGTATTAAATCTAGCACCTTGCATTAAAGAAGGTCCATTTTTTCTTTTTTGTAAATTAAGAGGACTTAATAATTTTGATAAAAACTCAGTCATTACTTATAAAGTAGAAACAGAAAATGTATTTCTAATTATATGCAAATTATTTTTATTTAAAATGTTTATAAATTAAATATATACTTCCTAAAATACTACTAAAATATACAAACGTTTCAATATATTGTCTTGTTTGAATTATTTTAATATCTTTTTCTCTTGGAATAGCTCCTTTTTTTGATCCTTTAACAGTTTTTAAAATTTTATTTTCTTTTTCTACATTTTTCTTTAATTTTGTTAAATACTCATCTAAACTCTGAATTTTACTGTTATTTTGAATAATATTAGAATTTACTTGTCCTGTTAAGATAAAAGCATCAGAATAAATTTTATTAATTATATTTTCCATATTATCTGTTTCATTTGTAGTATCTTTACCTTCTAAATATTGACTTTTGAGAGTTGTTCTATAACGATCCATTGCAATTAAAAATCTACTTTCTAACATTTTTAATTTATCTTTAAACTGTGTTGCTTCATTTTTATTAATTTCCATTTTATCTTATAATATTAATATATTTAAATACATAAACGATAATATTTTGCTGTAATTGCAGTTGGAGATGATCTATTAATTTCAACTAGTTGATTAGGTCTAAGTCCAATGGCTTGTGCTACTGGATCAAATCTAGAAATTTCAGGAAATTGTTTATCATCTGTTACATAATATTTTTTCTTAATTATATCTTTTTGTTCGTCAGTTAAAACTTTATGATCTGGAACTAGGTTATGATTTAAAATATTAAATAAATAATTATCAATGTTGTAAATATTCACAAATCTATTATCATTAATAAATAATTGTGTTAAAATTTGTTTTAATCCATCATTTACCTTATCTTTAGTTATAATAATCAATTCATCATCTTTATCTAAAATTTCCTCAATATCAAATAAATCCTCAACATATTCATATATTTGTGTTCCGTTAGATTTTAATTTAGGACCTAAATGATATTTAATGAAAATTTTTTTATTGGTTTCATTATTTGTTACTAACATATCTAATTGTTCGTTTTTCATTTGTGTATAAATCTCTGTAACGCTAAATCCCTCATAATCCTCAACATCGAAACCGCGTTTTTCTTTTAAAATCTGAAGTAATACTAATCGTGAATTATAGATTTTAGATACTAATGGACTATAACTTGCACTTTGAGACATGATTCTGTATAATATATACTTTTAATTTTAAATATAATTCAATTTAATTATTGAAATATATTTATGCTGTTACACTTTTTCTATCTTCATTATCTTCATCGCCACTATTATTTTCTTCTTCTATGTCTTCTTCTGTCGCTAAAAGATTAAGTCCTTTATTAAAGTCTTTTTCAATAACTGTTCTTTCGGGTTCATCTTTTTTTTCATCTTCTCCACTCTCTTCAACTGCTCTGAAATTTTCGTCAAAATCTGATGATTCTTCTGTTTCATTCATTTTTTTACGACTATCTTCATATTCCTTAATAATTTCTTCTAAATTAGCTGGTCCTGAATCATACAATCCATACTCATCATCATCATAATCATAATCATCTTCATCTAATTCCCCTCTAGGTGTTCCTGGAGAATATGTTGGACTAGGAGGACTTGGACCTGCATTTTCTACTTGTGGTGAAGGATAATCTACTTCTGGCGAAGGATAATCTGCTTGTGGCGAAGGATAATCTGCAACTTGTGGTGATGGTACAGCAGCTCTTAATTTACTACTAGGAACAGTTAATTGGAAAATTTGATTTGGAGGACTTGTTCGAATAATATAGAGATATTTACCTTCTTCACCAGTATATAATTCCTCTATAATAGTCCATTCTCTATTTGGTTGGCTATCATCTAATAAATATACTTTAGCTCCTACAGGATATCTTGTACCATCTGCTAAAAATAAATCAGGCGATGGTGGTCCAGGTGCCAATTCATCTCTACCATATTCTTGATCTTGATAAAGTTTTTCTTCTTGTTCTTGTATAATATTGTTCTCTCTTTCTCTTCTTAATTCCATATGTTTTTCATTATCTGAAACTAATTTTTCACTTGTATTCTTAATAACATCATCAAAATTAGTTAATCCTGTTAATTTGATAATATTATCACTATTTTTCATTGATGTAACTTCATCTATGTTATCAGCTGTTATAATTCGCATTTGGATATTCATTGCTTGTAATTCTTGATATAAAAGTTTGAAAGCATAAGGCACTTTAACAATAGAAAAATCCCTTCCAAATTTACTTACAGGAATAATATTCATACCACCTTCTAAATTTTCAGCAAATTTAAGAGGACCATCACTAAGAGGACTTAAAAATATATTGCGCGACTCGTTATATATTGCAATAGTTCCTGTTTGATTACAAATAGCCATGTAATATTTATCACCACGTTCCATCATCGATTCTTGAATAAATGATGTCATACCATGTGCTAAAATAGCATCACGGTCCATTTCACCTACACGTAACCCACCATTATTAGATCTCCCCTGTACTGTTTGACGTGTAAGAACAGTTCTGGGTCCTCTAGCACGATAATTAATCTTATCTTTAACCATATGTTTAAGACGCAAATAATATGTAGGTCCAAAATATATCTCTGTTTCAAGTTGCTCTCCAGTCATACCATTATACATTATTTCATTACCAGTTGAATGAAATCCATTTTGAGATAATATTTTTCCAAATTGTTTTTCCTTAGGACCTTTATTATTAAAAGCAGTACAATCACCTATATTACCATTGAAAACACACGCTTTTCCAATAAGAACTTCAACTAAATGTCCTATAGTCATTCGAGATGGTAAAGCATGGGGATTAACAATAATATCTGGTCTTAACCCTTCCGATGTAAAAGGCATATCTTCTTCATCTAAAACCATACCAATAGTCCCTTTCTGACCTGCACGACTGCAAAATTTATCACCTATCATAGGAATTCTATCATGGCGAATTCTAATTTTTGCTAATTTACGACCTCCTTGTGTAGTTGTTAAAATAGATTTATCTACGTATCCAATTTGACCTTTTTTAGGTGCAATTGACTCATCAACATAAATATTTTCTTTTGTTGAATCTCTCATAGCCTTACCTATAACAATTGTTTTTTCATCAACTGGTTCATTTTCTCTTATTAAACCTGATTCTTTATCTAACTTACTATAATCATAACCTGTTTTAATACCAATAACTTCATTATCTTCTATATTCATAAATTCGCTCGAAACTTCTTTATTTCCAATTTTCTTTTCATCTTCTTCAGCTTCATATGTATTAAAATATGTCGTTCTAAATAATCCTCTATCTAATGCAGCTTTATTCATAATAACGGCATCTTCTACATTATATCCAGTATAACACATAATTGCAACTACAGCATTTACTCCGTATGGATGTTTATTTTTTGTAATATGTTCGTAATACCTACTTCTAACTAATGGATTTTGTCCCATATTAAGTAAAATGGCTGATTTATCCAAACGATTTTGATAATTTGTATTAAACATTGATACTGCTTGTTTACTCTGACCGCAAGAGAAAGCATTACGAGGATATGGATTTGTTGATGGAAAAATAATTTGATTAGCCATCATACTTAAAATTGCAGAAGGGTGTATTTCACTATGAGTAACATTATTTTTAATTAAAGTATTTTTGGTATCTTTTGATGAATACATCACAACGCTTTCCATTTCTTGTGTATCTAAATATTCAATAATAGCAGAATTGTCTACTAAATCAATATTTTTACCATATAATTCATCTATGTGAAATAACTTTTCGTTGTTAATTGTAATATCTTTTTTACGGTTTCCAAATCCTAATAAACAATCTTTCCATCTAATTTCATTGTTTTCTAATTTCTCTAGTATATCTTCTCTTTCAAAACTTAGTTCATCGCCAATAACAGGAAATAATGGATGACATGGACGTCCTGCATCAGTTTGTATTAAAATCTCATTACGTTTAATATTCCAATGAAAACTTATGAATGGATTAATAAGACCATTTCTGCGATACAAAATTAATTTATTTTTCATTTCTAATGGAGTGATAGTAACTCCAACCCACGCACCATTTACAAATATTTTAGTTGCATTTGCAATATATCCTAACTTACATTCTTCTAATAATTGCATGTTGAATCCTTCTTGACGTAAATATTCAATAAATGGATAACCAGATAAACGTTTGGTAATTCTAGTTAAAATAGAAATATGCTTATGAAGCCCAACATTTCCTCCATCTGGTGAATGAATAGGGCATAAAATTCCCCATTGAGTACTATTTATTAAACGTGGACCTACAACTTTTGCACCATCTGCAGCAATTGGAGTATTTGTTTTTCTTAACTGAGCATTTGTAGCAAAAAATGATAAACGTGTTAAATCTTGAAGAGCACCAGGACGTTTTGTATGTGATTCACTTCCCCAATCACCTTTAAAAGCTTTTCTAAATCCAGATTCAACAATTTTATTTCTAAAAATTAATGTTTGATTTTCTGGAATTAAATTAAGAAAATCTAAATTTTGATAACTTCGAGCATTTTTCTTTACAGCATAAAAATATTCTTTATCAATCTGTAAAAATATCTCTTTTTGTTGTTTTTGATAATATTCTCTAAATAAATCGTAAATTAATGTACCTGAAATTTCAATTCTTTTAAAAATATAACTATCGCGATCAGTTGGTGGCTCTTCTCCATGTTTAACTGCTAACATACGTTTTACAATGTATCCCAGATAAAGTGCTTTTTGTTTGAAATTAAGTTCACCAATATGAGGTATAAAATAATTCATAAGAATCTGCATGGCATGTTCTAATGTCTTTCCTTTAGTTAAAGAAGCTATATATTTTAGTGCAGCCTGTTGAGTAAAAATCATACCAGCATCATATACACATGGTCTTAAAGATTCAAGATAATGAGTGTAATTATCTATATCTAGAACACAGTATTGCATAATTTCTTTATCTGATATCACACCAAGTGCACGCATTAATATAAAAAGTGGTACCTGCTTTCTAACATTTGGAATAGATACAACAATTTGTCCGTTTCTTGATTGAGGTTGTTCTTTAATTAATTGAACGGATAATGTACGAACCGGTTTTGATGCATCTTCAGATACTGATCTAATTTTTGCAGAATATGCTACTCTATCATTAACATCTTTTTGAATATAAAGCATATTATCTGCAAATTTTTCTTGAGAAACAATAACTTTTTCTTTACCATCAACAATAAAATAACCACCTACATCACTAGGATCTTCCCCTAAATTTTTTCTTACTTCAGGAGCTAAGTTTTTTAAAACACAAAGATCAGATTGAACCATAATAGGAAATTTACCTAAATAAACTTTATTAAGTGTTGTATTAAACGTTTGAATTTCGTGTTTTCCATTTGATTTTGGTACATAGAGAACATATTCAATTAAAACATCTACATGAATTGTGAAAAAATAATTAAAATTTCTTAATCTTGCCTCATTTGGAAACATTACTCTAGTTTCATTTTTTTCATCATAAATTACAGGTTTTCCATAATATACACTTGTACCATCTTTCCCACCCATGTAAATTTTAGCTTGATATCTATATTCTTCCAAATTTAAAGTTTTAACTGAACCTTTCCCTTTTGAGGATTCCCATCTTTTCATATGTTGTTCTTCATTTTCATCTGAAAAAAACTCTTTCATCTCATCAAAAGTAATAGGTATTTCTTCACCACTAGATAAAGTATATCCAACAAATCTTGTTTCTTTATCAATAGTTATCTTTTCTTGTTTTTTAAAAAAATGTATCGGGTTCATCTCTTTTAATAGCTGTGGAAGTCCATTATTAAAAAAATCATTATATGAATCTAAATGATGATTAATCAAAAATGATGGATTTTCCTTAAAATATAAATCTAAGAATTTCCAAGATATAGTATTAAAACTCATTTCTACTATAACTTATGTTTATATATTTAATCATTTTATTTAATAACTAAAATAATTAAATTAATTACATATTAGCTAAAATAAGAAGAGCAATAAGAACAAACATTAATATAAACGGTAAAAGTACTAAAAACCATGAAATATTACCATAACCATGCATACATAATTTATTAAGTAAAAAGGTCCACACTAAAACATACATAATTTTAAAAGCAAAAAAAAGTAAATTATTATGTTGTAAATGAACTGTATATCTACCTACTCTATATTTTTGAGGCTCGGAATAATTTTGAATTAAAAGTGCTAAAATAGATAATGTTGATAAAACTAAGTAAAGTTGTGATGGAGTACATAATGAATTAAACATTTTATTAATTTTTGTTATTGTTTTCATTATATACTTAATTAAGAAATATTATTCAACTGTAATTTGCACTAAACTGAGGTTTTGCTACCTGATTTGAGCCATCTCCAACATACTGTGCCATTGGAACAGTATTAGCATCAACATCATTTATACGAGCAATTGGTTGATCCACATAATTAGACATAGGAGGTTCATTTGTTGGTCCATAACCATTGTATTGACTGTAAAGGCTTCCAATATGATTTGTTGTTTTATAATAAACATCTCTTAAATCTGTTCCTCCAGGTATAGCTTCAACAATTTTTGATAAACTTCCACCTCGGCGCTTTCTTCTTTTATTTTTGGAACGTCTACTTTTTTTATGACTTTTCTTATGTTTTTTCATATGGCGTTTTTTAGTATTTTTTCGCTTTTTATTTTTATTTTTACGACGTGATTTTCGTCCTCCGCGTTTCATAACAAGAGCTTTATTTGTTGATACTGGATTAGGAACAACACGACCATTATGCGCGTAATAATATTGTTGATCTTGTTGATTTGTAATCCCGGGGACTGGAACATTAACAGGACCATTTGGAGGTAAAAAAGGAGCTGCTTCTAAAGGTCCATTCACACCACCTCCTCGCTTTTTGTATTTTCTAGTATTTTTTTTACGCATATGTTTTTTTTTATGTTTTCTATTGTATTTTGTTTTTGCCATATATATTTAATCAAGATATTTATTCAATATCTACATGTGTTAACATATGCCTGCGACAACACATTCTAGTTAGACCTAAATTATCTAAAACTTGTCCTTCTGGTGTTTTCGATGCATTTTCTTTTGTAAGATAAACAACCTTTTCAGGATCTTCACCCTGTTCTATCTTACTTTTTCTAACTTCACGCACATAAAACTGATATTTATCAGCTAAAACTTTACCGCATGTAAAACACTTAATTGGAATAATCATGATTCTTATATATATTAAAACTGAATATTTATATAAATCAATTTTTTAAATATTTATTTCTTTATTTTGAAATATTGTCTTAATGTAATTCATTGGATTAAATGTAGCTCCTAAATGATTGCCTGCTACACACTTCTGTGTATTCTTTTCATTATGTACCCATACACATGATTTTGATGTATTACATGTCTCTAAGTCATTTAAAGTACCGCACATACTTTCACATTTGTATGGATCTTTTTTACATAATTCATCAAATGCCTTTGCTGATTTATTTTTTGAATCATAAAATGGACTTTCAAATGTTTCAATAACAGCTTTTTTAACTAAATGTGGTTTAACATCGCGAATTTGAATATCATGTGTAGTTAAATAAATCATCCATAATGCAAGAATAAGTACTGTTAACATAATTTGAAAAAAATATGTTTCAAAAAAATCAATAGCGCCTTTAATAAAATCTACCATATTTCTATATATTTTATCTACATATTAATCTCTATAAATGTATTACCTTGCGTGGTTTTCACTCTTTTATGAATTATATTATTTTTTGTAACATATTCATGGCAACTTTTACAAATATTCATTAAATTTGCCTTATGGTTTTTATGAATTGCCTTATTCTTTATGAATCCCTTTTTATCAGCCATATTTTGCGGTATCATATGATGAATATCAACTCCTTTCTCTCCACAAAGCTCACAATTATCTTTTAATTTTTTCGAATTATATTTTGTCTTCTTACTAGAAAGTTTTAATGATTCATTTTCAATGTTGTTATAACGAAAACTATTTGCTAAATCTAAAAATTTTCTAGGCATCGGCATTGATTTACATACTTCTAATCCATAAAGTCGCGATCCATTACCATCTTTTAATTTTCTATAGTATACTAAACATCCTGTCTTTTCATCGTGTTCTACAACCATATGTTTCATTTTTAATCTTACAAGATCTTTAATTTCCTTTTTCTCTGCAAGTTCATGAAAATGAGTAGCAAAAATAAATGATGTATTGCGTTCATGAAGCCAAACCAACCCCGCCTGAATAATACAGAAAGCTGATGTTGTTTCTGTGCCAGTACATAACTCATCACCTAATACAAGAGTATTTTTATTAGAACCTCTAAGAATACTTCCTAATTCACTCATCTCAACCGCAAATGTACTTAATCCCTTAAAAATATTATCATTACCCAAAATTCTTGTGAAAATAGATAAATAGGGTTTATAAGTAAATTTACTACAAGGAACATAAAATCCTGCTTGAGCTAAAATAACAGACATACCTATTGAGCGAATTAGACTTGATTTACCTACAGCATTTGTACCATAAAGGCATATACCTGTTTCTTCCTCTGATACTCCTAAACTAATATCATTAGGTACATAAATTTCTTTATCCTGAATATGTTCTATTAATGGATGACGAATATCTTTTGCTATAAAATAGGATTGATCTTGATTATCTTTAATCTCTGGTTTACAATAATTATATTCAGTAAACACCTTCACCCTAGCAAAAAGAAAATCAGTTTTTTGAATAAAATCAATAATAGTTGTGAAATCCTTTTTAAAAATATTAAATGATGCAATAAAATCTCTATAAACCGACATTAGTATTTCTTTAAATATAGCCTTTTTAGTTAAAATCTCTCCATAAAGTTTAGAAATCTCTTTTGAATCAATTCTAAAATTACTTCCTGTTGCAGTTGTATTCTTAGTATCAGATAAATCTACAGAATACTGAATTTCTTCATCGAACACCTTATACGATAGTTTCACTGTACTATTTGATACCTTTGGATATAGCTTTTTCCATCTATTTTTAGTTATAACTAAGAATGTTCCTGATTTTTCAGTTTTATGATATTTAACTTTATCCGCTCCTTTTTTTGTTTTCTCAATAATTAAACAATCCAAATATTTCCTTATAGCTTCAAGTCGCTGCACTCTATCGATGTAATCAAATTCTGCATCATCAAGTCGTTTAAATTTCTCATCTGGTATACCACGAATAAAAATATTTTCATCAAACTCAATACTAGAAATATTAGAACTTTTCGACAAGTCTACAGAAGATTTAATTTTTTGTTGGAGATTTTTAATAGATTTGGAGAGAAAAGAGTTAATTAAATATACATTTAGTTTTTCATCAACTTTGGTTTGTTTATACAATTTGTTAATTTGTTTTAAATTATCATAAAGATTTGATAGATCAGATGGAGCAACCCGATTAAGAATTGTCTTACGATACAACCGTTCTAGATCGGTAACTCTAGACAAATTATTAAACATATCTTCCCATTCAACATTTTGATTTACATAATCTTGAATATCATATTCATTATTTAAGTATTCTTTATCACAAGTAGGATTCAATAGTTTATTTCTAAGATACCTTTTACCCAT